CTAAATCCAAGTCCAATTCATACGTTGCTGGATTAGTAAATGCAATCTTTTTAGCCTGCGTGATTGCAGTTGTAAATTTCTTTCTTACTGTTATAGATGCGGTAGATTCGTAATAATGAATATCTACCTTTCTTGCCTGAAGATCTAGAGGATTGTAATCAGTTGCCCTCTCGTCGTTCTCCGTTACCTTAATTGCAAGTTTCTTAGACCAAATACCATCAGAAGGTCGAAGCACATACTCAGAAGGTTTAAATACTTCTACTTCTTCCCCATACATCATTCTGAAAAAAGTCTTTATGCTTTCAGATGATCCTTTAGATGTGTAAAAATCACGAATACGTTTAATCAACAAACGAGTATCAATTTCTTTACTGTCAGGGAAGTCTAGTGCATATTGCTGCAACAATGTTTCTAAGAAATCACCATGATAATGTGATACACTAAATCTGTCTAATAATTCTTGCAATACATAATTTGGTGACTGTGACGATGCACCTATTGCAGTAGTGACATCTGAATCTGCATCTAAGAATGAGAAATAAGTTGTAATGAAATTAGAGAATTTTGGATACTCATCTCGTATCCATTCAGGTATCTGGTATTCTGAGATATAAGAAAAATTTTGGTGAAAGTATAATTGTGGTCTATTCAGATAAAAAATAGAAGGTGTTAATACTGCGCCTGATCCACTAGCTATAGTCGCTGCTGTGAGTATTATATCAGCCGCTGATCCATCACCACCAACAGAAGTGTCTGCGATTGTGATCGTGTCGCCTTCTGCGTATCCTGTTCCCGCAGCAGTGACAGTTGCACCAGTAACTTGACCACTAGCATTTACTACTATTCTAAACTGCGCACCGGTACCTATTCCTGAAGAGCTTACTTGGCCAACATTATTAAAAGTTCCCGTGCCTCTGTTAGAATCATCTTGTGCTGTAAACGAGACAGTAGATAGTATGCCTACAAGTTTTACTGTGGGTGTAACATCATACCCATCACCTGCTTCAGTTATGGTTACTACTTCTACTGCACCGTTTGAAATAGCAACCGTTGCCACTGCCTGGACTTTATCTTGCCCTGTATTACTAGCTGTTGGCGCGCTTATAAAAATACTGGGTGGATTAACACTGCTATAATTACTTCCCGCAGAAGTGATTACTATGGATTCAATATACTGCTTAAAGTTTGGTCCTGTTCTAGCCATTAGTAATCAGACACCCTAGCAGTTGCGTTGACCGTCACCCCAGAAAACACGTTGTTGGGTATATCTCCCGTAGTGTTATCTAAAACCAGTATGACGTTCTTAGATGGTTGTGGCATAACGGCAGACCCAGAAGATGACTCCACTGTAGTTGAAACTAGTATTTGAGTTTTGATATCTTTCGATGTTTCATGTGGGGTTACTGTCACGCTCAGTGTTGTATTGTTCGTTCCTGAGATAGCTGTAATCTTTGTGCCGTTTAAAATAACAAGACCTGTGTCATAATTAACAGTGCCTGCATCTGCGACAACCGTTGTGCCACCCGATATTGTTTTCAGCGCAATTGTTCCGCTACCATTGTATGCAGGAGCAACAACAGTCGCGTCTGGCACATCAACCAGTTTAACTTCATAAACTTTACCATTGACATCTACACTGAAATTGTTGCTGTTCAATGCATAAGGATTGATCTTATTATTAAAGTCAAATTGATATTTTGTTGATATGTTCAAAGCAGGAGTTGCTGTCTTTTTCAGTCTAAGCGCAATATTCGCGCCAATAATTGAATTGTCGGCTTTAACAAGTGCAGTAGCCAATGATGAATAATAGAAATTAGTATCTAGGGTGTTTAGTGTAGTATCAAAGAAATTAGTGATTTCACCCTCTACAATGGTTGCTATCTCACCTGATGTTGATGTAGTTCTCTTTGAGTCATAATCAACATTCACATCCATACCGATGCTTGTAAACTCTGGATCTACAAATTCGGTCAACAAGGAGATGGGCTGTCTAGGCTCAATAAAATCTTTTAAGATTCTGTCCTTATCAACGTCTGTGATAATGAAACCATCTTTTGCTTGCAATGAAACAAATACTTTACCGTAAATTGGGGGAACGTTTCTTTCTCCGCCCCACACAGCAACCGATTTTACATTTGGGTTGTTGTCTAGTATCAAACTTTGATAATCGTTTGATGTGATTGCTCTATTCTTTGTAGCATTAAATCTCGGCGCACTAAAACGTATGCTATCCGTAGACTCTTGTGATGCACCACCAGATGCCTGAGATACTAAAGTTATCGTAGTGGTTGAGCCAGAACCCGTAAGACCTGATGGGGGTTGAAAGACTTTTGCTCCGTTACCAGCTTCAGCGTTTGTTGCAATATAATCAACTCTAACAACGTTGCCTACTGTTAACTTATTACCAATATTACCATCACCAAATATTACTTGATAGAAACCATTCAGAGCCTCTTCAATAAAAAATACTTTACTGTCGCCTTTAACTGAAATGATGTTATCAGAAAAATTGTATGTTGTCAATGTAACATCAGTCAACGAGGCTTGCACACGCACTCTTGCTGTTGTAGTGTCTACATCAGGATTCGCCATCAGCACTGGTCCCTGTACACTAGTATTTTCTACCAGTTCAGAGTTTATTACTCTTGACCCTTCTATAATCTCAACATTTGTGAACGAGAATACTTCTACACCATTTAATAAAGACCTATCTGCAACATAATCTTCTTTCGGGTAATAGTTTAATGTTTTACCGTCAACAGAACTTTTAAAAATAGAATCTCTTGATAGTGTAAAATTGCTACTAACGTATGAGGAAGATGGTACAATAGTTACATTTATGGTAGCTCTTGCTGCTCTAGCTGACCTTGCTGTGTATCCCATAGTCTTAGCAATAGATGCTACTGAATTCCTCTTTACCGCAGAATCTAGAAATGCTTCATTAGCTGTCATGTGTGCCAACATAGCATTGTAGTGTGTGTTGTATGACAGCAGATCAATCAACACAGCCATACCAGAGGCTTCAAAATCATAGTCTTGAAACTCGGTTTGATCTTGCAGGTACAATTTTAGATTGTTTTTAATACCTTCAAAATCTAGTTCTGTTAAACTTCGTGTTGCCATGTTTGATCTCTTTTGATTTTATTTATGCACTAAAAAATTATCTAACTCTCTTCAGAGAGGTGCTAAATGTCTGTGGTGCTGACACACCCAAAACATGAAAGTCAAGTTGTACCTTATACAAATTATTGTTAAAGTCAGGGTAAACTATTACTTGGTCGATCCTAACTCTCGGCTCGTAATTTGATATAGTTTCATCGATTATATTAGCAATTGCACTCGCTGTAATGTTGTCCATTGGTTCAAACAACAACCCTGCAATAGGCGATCCATAATTTGGTGCAAATGGCTTAGAATAAAAAGGGGTAAGCATTATATTTTTTAACGCTTGCTTCACTGCTTCAACATTAGTTTTTTTGTAGATATCCTGAGTTACAGGATTTGCTGCAAAATCCATATCTATATCTGAGTATATTCTTGCTGTAGCCATAATAGTTATTTATATGTCCTTTAGTTGCCGGATACGGTATCTACTGTACTTTCTACAGTGTCTAAGCCTTCTTGTACTTTATCTAATATATCACCAAATAAATTGTTGCCAGCACCTTCTTTCAACGCGCCAAACGGGTTGCCGCCTTTGAGTGCGTCTAATGAGATGTTTCGTTTTCTAGCAAATCTAGGCACGCCATTCATTCTAAATGCTTGTCCAGGTTCTTCGCTCACAGTGAATCCTTGTTTATCTGGGTCCAACTCTACCTCGACTTCTACATTCCCAGCAGCGTCTTTGAAGTTGCCAACTACATCTGGGAATTTACCTTCTGCTGCAATACGCTTTACATTGATTTCTGGCATCGATAATGGAATGCCTTTCAGTACAAACTCACCACCAATGTTTTGTATGTTAGGAACAATCTCACATATCTTGTCAAGATCATTTCCAGCTTCATTTAGAATGCCTACGATATTATCGATATCAACATCTAAATCTCCATACTTGTCTTTTAGATTACTTAAATATAAAGCAGAGCCTGCTACACCTGCTGCGACACCAGCATATTCATCAACAAAGCCTTTTATATCAGCGGGAAGACCGGGGACTAAACCTCCAAGTGCATCAAGAGGATTTGCCAAGAGTTGATTTAAAAGTTGTATCTTTGACTGCAACGAAGTCAGCAATTGCGCTTCCACGTATCCTGGAATGGATGCGATTTTAAACGGTAACGCTACTAATGCAGTATCTGCAATCGTGAGTAATTGCTCAACGTTAGCTGATAAATCCTTTACAAGTTCTGCGGGACCACAAGACATTTAAAACTCCTTATTAACCTAAACCAGGCGCTGTCACGCCAGCTGACGAGCCACCTGTAATAACGTGGGTGTGTGTTGCGAGTGTCGCCGAACCTGACGTAATTATCGGTGCAATTACCGACGCCGCTGTAACTGCCCCAGTACACGCTACAGTTGCAGACGTAATTGACACGCCTGCTGCTGTAATACCTAGTGCGGCTGTTGTTATCGATGTTGCCGCAGATACTTGCGTGTATGCCGCAGAATTCACGATGTGCGCACCGACCGTATTAGTTGTGAAGATTCCACCAGTATTGATTGTTGTCGCACCAATCGTACCGACATTAAAGAACCCAGATGAAAAACTTATCGCGCCTGTAAGTGCAGTACCAAAATCCATATCTCGCAATGAGAACACTCGATACGCGCCTAGTTCGGATGTGATGTTGTATCCCATCAACGCTGACTGAATGATCTTCATTCCTACTTGTGTATTGTAGTTCTGACCTACCATGACATCTCTGCGTCCCAAGACAGTCAGTTTATCGCCGCCCAAGCCTAGTCCTCCCTGACTACCTACACGAACGCCTCTGTTACCGTTGATGTTCATACCGTAATCTGATTCGATCTCACTTACATGATTGCCCTGTGTCTTCTCATGTCGAGTTCCTCGAACAGTAGAAAACTTATTGCCTGTGATGTCTTCATAAAAGTCACCCTTGACATTCAGCGTCATGTCACCTTCTACAGTGATATTAAAGTCACCCTTGATAAACATATTTTTATCTTTGATGACTATCTCATAATCTTCACCAACGACTTTGTTTACTTTTGTTCCATCGGGCTGTATCTCTTCAAACGTGCCTGTTCTATGAAAGTTGTGAATTCTTTCTGCACCTGGGGTATCATCGACTTCAAATATATGACCACTTTCAGTTTCTCGCACATGATTGTATGGGTACTTTGTTTTCGTTTCCGCTGACCCTTGAGGATCGGGTTCGTCCCAAGATGATTCGGTCTTCCTAGCTTTTACTGGATCGCCATCGATCTCAGGTGCAAATGCAATTGGCACACCTTCTACTTTCATTTCACGCTTGACTGCTAAAGAATAATGCTTCTCTGCAATGTCTTCTCTACTGAGTCTAGGTATGTCAGACTCTGGAACTGTGTTTCTGCCTGATGCATTATCACTGAATGGGTAGACGCCATTAGGATCATTGAATCCAACGTTTTCATTTGGTGGCTGCATAGAAAGTGCAGACAGAGATCCCATAATGACAGGTATCTGTGAATCGGCGCCATCAGCAAAAAATCCAAATACATGTGAGCCTTCTACAAGTCCGGTTGCTGATTGTCCTATACCCGAAACACTTGCTGAAGTTACTGGATTCATTAGCACTGCAAGAGGTAGATCTTCTGTAGGTAACTCCGATTTGTCCGCAGTGTGATATCCTAAGATTCTTACTCGCACTCTTCCGATTTTAGCAGGATCGTTTCTATCTTCTACTACACCTTGCCACCATGTAAATTGCGGATATATCATTATACCACATCCCCTATACTATCACGCGCAATTTCTAATATCATTTCATGTTCTCTTGTCACGCTGACTTGATGTCTGATTCCGGTAATTACATATATGCCAGATATTTGAGGGTCAAACAATTCTTCAACATTTGGATTTATACCCTTTTCACCTACGTTGGGATAGTTAAAACGTATCAGCTTACCGACTTCAATGTCTGTTTTACCTGGTACAGTTATTTCATATTTTATAGCAGACAGTTCAGCCAGTGCAGTATTTCTAAATGAAGTTGCTGTAACCTGATTGACATTGAATGCATCATTTTCACCGAACAATCCAGACGCACCAGCTTTAAAGTTGATTACTGATAGAGGATCTGATTTGACCGTCTCACCATGAGGTGCTGTCTTTGTAATATGTTTAAATGTGCCAAATGTATCTGGTAGCAAATTCTTTAACTGCGATGAACGTTCTGCATGCTGACTAGTATAATCAAATCGAATGTCATAAAGATCTTTGTTTGCAAAGTCATATGCAAAAGTAGTGTTGCCGTAGTAACCACTCATTCTATTATCTAATTGGTCATAGTATACAGGAAAATCTACATTACCTACAGTTATCATTTGATCAGATTCATATGGCGAGGAATATGTAAATCCAGCTGTTCTATTGTCCTGCTTAACATCTTTCGACTCATCCAGAGTACTTACATAACTATATTCATCATATAAAGTTTTCGACTTTATTTGTTCCTGAACCAAAGACGATATAGAAGTAAAATAAAAATACTTATTGGATTCAAAGAACATTACATTAGGCATCTTTAATTGTTGCCCAATAGAATTCTTAGCTAGAAAATTTAAACATTTGAATGGCGACCAATGAGATGCGATAAACTCAAAGTTGCTTGTATTGTGCGGCGTGTCGTGTAACAGTACTTCACTGGTAGTCGAATCTCCTCCCTTAATTCTAGGCTCTTTTAAGTCTTCAAATATCTGAGACGCAATAACATCAGTGCCGCCTGTGTATTTTTTTGCAAGGCGAGTTATACTATCTTTCTGACCTTCAATTGACATAAACTGAAGTTCATAAAATTGCTGCCTATCATTGTCAAGTTTTCTATTCGTCACCGAATATATGGAAAAGGTTTTATGTATTACCTGACTCGGATCATCAGATAGAAAAGGTGTTCTAAGTTTAAAGGTTATAAACTCATCGCCCGTAAATAAATGACCTAAAATATTCGCTGCATCAGAAATTACCGCACCACCAAACATGCATGGCTGATAGATGCTCTCTGACAATGAAAGTTCCATCAAAAAGTTATTCAGATCTACTTTCTCACCGGCAGATGTTGTTAGAAAAACTTCTTCAACTCTCACATCACCGGCAGTTTGTTGGGCACTTTCAGCCATTATGCAGCAACCAACAGTTTGAATTCTTGTACAAAATCATTCAGATGTACAGGACGTAACAGAAGAATTTCTTGTCTTGCTTCATTCTCTAATTCTTCGTGTTCTAAATGTGTGATAGGAATCAACTCACCACTTTCTATCTGTGTAGGATTGTAGTCACTGCATATCAATGGTCTAGCTGCCAGTGCATAATGATGTATTTCATTTTCATTCCCTGCACCATAACGCTGTGTTACCATTGCCAGCAATTGTTCAGGCGTAAAGTACCACTCATTGTAAGGGTCCACTATATTGTTTATCAATAAAATCACCCAATGATATTCAGGATCTTTGTATAATTGATATGCGATGTCCTCAGGCCTTTCGCCGGATCTAAGCGTGTAGCGTTCAAGAAACATTTCATTCACAATGAATTTATCTCGTGGCACCACTCTTCGGAATATATCGGTTACGATCTCTTTCTTTGGATCGAATGGGTATAACAATCTGGGAAAATGATTAAAAAACATTTAATTAGAATCCTTGCTCTGCTGTGTCTTTATTTAATACTTCTAATTCTTTGAATACCATCTGCATAGTAATTTCTGATGGGGCGCCTTCAGTTCCTGCAATCGTTGTAAAGGTTCCGCCGCTGCCATATACTATACTCAAATCTACCAATGCACAAGATTTTATTCTGTGTAACCATTTATTTCTTGAAGAATTGTAATTAAATTCAATATCGAATTCTGATGGATATATTAAAAAGAATCCTTCCGTTGATCTTTCTGAATGCATATTCTTTTTGAATTCTGCTATGATTTTATGCACCGCGTCATTTTCAGCCGCGTTTCTTGGTGCAAATTTATAATCAAATGCAAACTGCCTAAAATTCATAGACTTAAACAATTGCTCTTTATTCGGATTAGGCACCTTACCAGAAGCTGCTTGCAATGCACC